AGGCTGAGTATGCTACACCAAACACAATTCTTATTGATGATACACAAGATATTATCCAGATGTTTAACGCCGCTGGTGGTATTGGTATTCTTCATAAAGAAATTGGTAATACTTTAATGATGCTTGAAAAGCTACTTGAAGTTGAACTAAATACATGATACAATGAATCATGTGGATAATTTTATACAACGCATACAATTTATACAAAGGAAAATACTATGTCTTTCGCTAATCTAAAACGCAACCGCGACAGCCTTGATAAACTCACTAAGGCTATTGAGACCACCACACAAACTGCTGAGGCTGGCTCAAAAGATGACACCCGATTCTGGGCTCCAACTGTAGACAAATCTGGTAACGGCATGGCTGTTATTCGTTTTTTACCAGCACCTTCTATTGATGGTGATGATGGGCTTCCATGGGTACGCCGTTTTGACCACGGCTTTCAAGGACCAGGTGGATGGTTCATTGATAACTGTTTGACTACAGTTGGTGATAAGTGCCCCGTTTGTGAACACAATTCTACATTATGGAATTCTGGTGTTGAAGCCAACAAAGAAATTGTTCGTAAACAAAAGCGCCGCTTGAGTTACGTTGCGAATATCTATGTTGTTTCTGATCCAAGCAATCCTCAAAATGAAGGAACTGTTCGTTTGTTCAAATTCGGAAAGAAAATCTTTGATAAGATTTCTGAAGCTATGAATCCAGAATTTGCTGATGAAACACCAGTTAACCCATTTGACTTGTGGGAAGGCGCAAACTTCAAATTGAAGATTCGTAATGTTGAGGGATATCGCAACTACGACAAATCAGAGTTTGCAGCCAAAGGTGCATTGTTTGAAGATGATGACAAATTGGAAGCTATCTACAAACAAGAACATTCTTTGAAAGATTTTACGGACAAGAAACATTTCAAACCATATGAACAACTTAAGGCTCGCCTTGATAAGGTTCTTGGTTTTGAAGGTGACGCTGTTCCTAATATTCGTGCAGAAGATGTTGAATTGCCAACACCAGTTACAAGAGCGAAGGCTCCTGTGTCTACTACTGTAGATGATGATTTGGATTACTTCAAGTCGTTAGCTGAACAATAAACTAAACTTCTTCAGAACTTAGTTTGCCCCGCCTAGTGCGGGGTTTTTATATTGGTCTTACGCCTGCGGCTGCTTGGAAGAACAATTCTAAGGCATCAATATTTGTAGCAGCCGCAACTGTTTGTGGTGTCGCACTTGAACCGCCATTATTAATTGTTTGTGGCGCACTAAATGCAATGACGGGAGGCTGTGAAGATGACTCTCTCATTGCGGAAGCCATTGCTGTACTTGCTTGTTCCAATGCACTACCAGGTAATGCTGGTTGTATTTGTGCTGTTGAAATAGATGCTTTATTATCTCCTACTCCAGCATAATAAGATTTTCCCGTGTAAGGATTAGCAATAGATGCGAATTCTTGTGATAGCGCATATTGTTGTTTTATAGAATCTGTTCCGCCTTGCTTCAATCTTTTATCAATCAATGTTTGAGCCAATTTATCTTGTGCAGTTTTATCAAACACATCATTCAAAGTAAGTCCAGTATTTCCATATGCGCCACTCATTAAACCAGCAAGTGTCTTTGGAATTATTTGATATCTTCCTGCGGCAAAAAGTTTTCTTTCACCTTGCAATTGCATAACTTCACCAATTTTCATGTTAGATAGACCGGGCATTCCTTCTGGTGTATCTCCCGCCTTTCCTTTATTGGCGGCATCATAACCCATTTTTCCAGCTTCACCACCGGCAATAATATCTAATAGATTTGCTTTAGATGGAGAACTGCTTGAATTGCCACTTGCTTGTGCCGCATCTGCCATCATACCTAAACGCACTTGTTCATCACTCTTAACTGGAGTTGGAGATTTTGATTCAGTAACATCCTCTTTCATAACTTCATCATAAAGACCTCCTTCACCAAAAATAAGTTTATATATTTCAATTAAATCATTTATAGCCCATATTGCTCCACCAACTGCGAATACGAGACTAAGACCAAAAGTCATCGGCGCGGCTGCAATTGATGTTCCTATTGCAACTACTCTTAACATAGCCGCTTCACCAACTCTCTTTAATAATTTTGATTTGAATACATTCATCAATTTTGGATTGTTGGAAAGTTTTGTAAAAAATGCTTTAACCTTTTCATACATGGTTTTATTTTTTACCATTTCTCTTTTTTCGCCAACACTTCCATAAGATGTTAATGGTTTACCTTCAGGAATTTTTGTCATAGGAGAAGGTGCTGTTGGCACAGGCGCTTTATACATTCCTGCAATTGTTTTAGCGCCGCGGTATGCTGTATAACCTGCCAATGCACCCTCAACTGCTTTATAACCCACTTTGTTGCCAATATCAATACCTCCTGCTCTTGGACCATCTGGATCAACATTACTTCCAGAAGGATTTGGAACTCCAGCATTTTTTAATTGTTCATTAATAAATGTTCCTATTTCATCTCTGAAGGAATAAGCTAAAGCTAAAACGGCGGCGGGTCCACCCATCATAAGTAAGTTTCTTCCATTTGAAGATGGTGTTTTACCTCCAGCAGGAGGTTTACCTCCAGCAGTACCACCTCCACCGCCTAAGGCTTTGCCCAGTGAAGCAACACTCAATACATTACCTAAAGTTTCAATGGCGGTCTTAATTACTGCGCCTAAATTTTGAATAGATGCTGTAATTATTCCACCAAGTTCCGTTACCAATTTTGTTCCTAGCGTCAGTATTGCTACAGATATTGCTCCGACAGCCTTTACTAATGTGGACAATAATCCGCCACTGTCTTCTTTCTTTGGGACAGCACTTATTGCAACAGGAGAAACACTTTTACTACCACCACTTTTTCCAAATTGACTTTCATATGCAGATTCTCTTGCGGCTGCATCTTTGAAGAACATATCTGATCCTCTTGATGCTTTTCCGCCACTTATGGTCACCAATTTCATAATGTTTTGGCGCATAACATTCATGTCTCTGGCCATTGCATTACTATTCATTGAATTTTTTGCAATGATGGAGAGTTGGGCTTCTTGATTCTTTGATGAAATAATTAGCGCATTTAATGCTTGTGATTGCATTCCACTATCGCCGAGCGATTTGCCAGAAGATGATTTATTTAATGCAGAATATCCTTTACCGAATATTTTTTGACCAATCGCAGAAGTTATGCCTGATCCACCAAACAGAATGTTTCTTGGATCAAGACGTTCCTTTGACCTCTTAAACATAGTAGAACTTAAAGAGGATAAAACTCCTCTGCTTTTTAGTTCTTGTTTATAAACATCCGTAAAAGTTGCCATTTTTATCTTTTCTTATTCTGCATTTGCTGTTTTATTTTTTCATTTTCTTCTTCAATATACCGCATCAACATAGTAACATATAAACTCTTTTCCCAAGGTACCAAAGATTCTATGTCACTTAAAGAATATTTATGATGTTGCATCAAAGCAAAGTTTGTTTGGTAATGATTGGTTAGACTATCATGCCTAAATGTCACACGAAAAAACTTTGTACTCCCTCCAACACCACTTCTTCCTGATACTCACACTTATTGCATTTGAAGTTGAGTGTCTTTTTCATTTTAGGAATAGTTTCAAAGAAATCTTGTATTTTTTGGAATTGGTCTCTAGTCAAACTATCCACAAAATCTATTAATTCTGTTTCGGAAACATCTTTAGCATAATATAAAGTTTCTTCATCGTAGATGTAATCTATACAGTTGGTGACCATTTTTTGTATGGCTTCTGTTTCAGACTGCGTATCCATTTTTTCCATGGTTTTGAAATCTGGATATTTCATAACAACACCAAGTTTTGAAGTTAGTTGAATTTTTTGTGAATGATTTTCATTCTCTTCCGGTTCAACTTCTAGTGCATTGAAACTCAATTTAATGATGTTGTTGCACTTCTTTTCGTTTCCTTCATTATCTTTAACATCGTTATTGCATTTGTATTGCAAATCAATTATCTCACCAATAGACCTTGCTCTCAATTGCAAGAACATATATTCCAAGTCTAGTATGGGCAAATCATCAACGTTGATATTTTCCACACAGCAGTTTGTCACAATCTGCTTAATCGCTAAAAGAATGGATTTTTCATCCTCAGATTCCATAGCCATCAAAAGAATCTTTTCTTCTTTAACCAAGAACGGTCTAATCTTTACTTTCTTTTTTAACAATGGTAAAGTAATTTCATATAAAGGCACATCAATTTTAGGTAACATATAATCTCCAAATAATTAAAATATTCTTCTCACAGCTTCAGCCGTTCCTCTAATTTGTGATTGTAGAATTTGAGAAACTGGCACTCCTGCAACAGAAGAACCAAGAAGTGCAGCCGCAGCCGCACCAAGGTCATAGTCGCCTTCATAAATTGTTTTAAATTTTTGATAAGCAAAATTGACAGTCAATCTATGAAAGCCATCATCCGACCAAGCTAATGGTTGCGCTGAGATTCCAATAGGAAAAGCATCAAATAATTCTACAGCATAAATCTGTTTAATGAAATCATCATACTGAACAATCTTAATGTTTGTCATGTAGTATGTTTCTTTGCCCTTAGGAAATCTAGCATTGTTTGTGTCGTTAGGTACGATTGCTTCTAACCAACGGTCAAATAGTTTTCTCTCATAGAATTCGTTTGTGCAAATCCAAGTCAATTGTATTCCGTCATCATATTGTGCTTTGTATGGAACTTTGAATCCTGGTCCGTAAATATCAACATCAGCCGTCTGTAGAGTTTTTCCGGGTAATGAAGCGCTCTCACATTGAAGTGCTAGATATCTGGAAATAGATGAATTGTAAGAACGAGTTTGTTCTCCGCCAAGTACTCTTGCGGTAACATCAGAGAAAATTGAGTTTGGCAGATTTAAGATTTGCTCAAGCAAACCATTCTCAACAAACTTGCTAATGTATTGTGGTATCGGTAATATAACTTGGAAACGACTTGGACGGGCTAAGCCTTCTTTAGCTTTTATGTTAGCTAAAAATAATTGGGGTAAAAATGACATTAGAATTTTTTCCTAGAATCGGCCCAGACTTTGTTCTTTGTTGCCTTTTCAAATTGTTCAACCGGCAATAGGGCGGCAATGTCCCATTCATCAGCTGGAATTTCAACAAATCTAGATTGCACATGAGAACCTAGATATCTCTTAATGCAAGGTGTCGCCTCATACGCTTTTGAGAATGCAGCCAGCATTTGATAATTTAATCTTAGCTTGGTTTGTGCATCAAAGCGATTATCGGTGGCATGTTCGCTCAATTTATCCAAAAGAATGATACGTTGCTTTGGGTGAATGTAATGTAAATTCAGCCCTAGAAAACCGTCTGGGTATAGTTGTATTGGTAGAACCAATGGGAACTTGTCGTAATATGGCAACTTATCCTTCGTTTTCGGATCATAATAAAAATAGTACATGTGACCAATAAAATGTGAGGTTGTCTGTCTCTCACGGTCCTGCATTAATTTTTGAGGCGTTGGTTTTAAATCACCAACTTTGGAACGCAACCAATCACGGGCTTGTCTACTACGAGCCGTATAACCAGTCTTTTGCAACTGCTGATTGATTCTGTCCATTAAGTAAGCCATAAATGTATTTATTACGGTTTAAATGCCTAAATCTTTTTCCGTAACTATTTTAAATTGCCACCCGTGTGCGTGACAGAATTCATCGGCTGCTTTCCACTTCATTTGATTGACAACATAGGTAATAGATTCTCTTAGAAAATTCTTGGTCTTACGCTTTTGTGTTGGTTTTTTGGTCTGGGCTTCTGGTTTCACCTCAACTACATAAGTCATAATGGTATCATCTTTTCTTTTGACTTTGATGATGAAATCTGGAAAGTAACGATGCATTCGTTTGTCAACTGGACTGTAGTAAGGAATAGCCAATTCTTCCGATGACCACCAGATGATGTTCGGATTATCGTCAAACCACTTCATACAACGCAATTCCCAGGATGACCTATAGATTATGTTATCTGGATTGCCGTTATATTTTTTCGGGTTTTGTGGGGTAAACTTACCTTTGTAAGAATTAGTTCCATAAGACATATAAATATGTAGTAAAACTTCAGGATCAACATGGCACTTTTCACCTTATCCGATATAACTTATAAAGAGCAAGCCGCTAGAACAATCGGACCTTTGCCAAATGAAAAATTTGGTACAAATTTACTGAGATATCCAATTGATATTGGATCAGTAGACAAAGGACATTATATGGTTATTCATATTCAAGTCCAAGACAAAACTGAATATTCTTATGAATTTGCTTCAGATACTAGGTCGCAAATACAAAAAAATAGACAGGGTCTTTTTGGACAAACCAATTCAACTAATCTTGGTGGAACTTTGAATTCCGTTGTAGGTGCGGCACAAAAATTGGGACAAATTGGGGTTGAAAGTCTAAGAGATAATATTTCGGGTGACTTCGCTGAAAAAGCAATTTCAGTAAGTAAAGGTATAAATAATACTGTTACAAATACATTAAATGCCTTCGGTGTGAAATCTTCGGATATTGTTGGTGTTGTTACAGGAGCTGCCCAAGGTGCTGGTGAAGCATTTGGTTCCCTAAATAATGTTAATTTTTTGAGAAGAACAAAAAGAACTACCGATAGTATCGCATTGTATATGCCGAATACTTTAAATTTTACTCACACTCAAGGATATTCTGATTTAGATTTGGGTTCAGAAACGGCAGCTTTGTTGGGAGCTTTTGGAAAAGTCGGCTTAGAGGGCGGAGTAGATCCAAATCAAAGAGGCAGAAACTTATCTCCTTTTTTACTCCAGAAAATTGCATCAGGACTTTTGGCCAATAAATTAATAGATTCACCAAAAGCAGCCACAGCCGCATTTATTGGTGCAACAGGACTAACACAAAATCCTCAATTAGAATTAATTTACACAACTCCAAGTTTTAGAGAATTTAGATTCTCTTTTATGTTTTATCCTAGAAGTGAACAAGAAGCGGAAGAAGTGCAAAAGTTGATTAGACGATTAAAATTTCATCAAGCACCAGAAGTAAAATCTGGATCGGCTGGTTATTTTTTAGTTCCTCCATCTGAATTTGATATTGAATTTTATTATAACGGTCAAATCAATCCAAATATACCAACAATTTCAACTTGCGTTTTAACGTCAATAGATATGGATTATGCACCAAATGGTTTTCATACATTTGAAACACCGGGAGACAACTCTCCTCAACTTGGCAAAACTGGTATGCCAACTGCAATTAGAATGGATCTATCATTCAAGGAAACAGAAATTATGACCAAATTTAATTTTCAAGACTTTA